GAGCTATATGCCGAAATACTTGACGAAGCATCGGGTGCTTTATGGAACAGAACTCTCTTAGCTAAATGCGAGATTGAAAAAGACGAAGTTCCTAATCTTAGTCGTATTGTCGTGTCTATTGACCCTGCTATTACGTCTAACTCAGAATCAGACATGACTGGTATTGTGGTTGCTGGTATAGATGTAAATGGCATAGCCTACGTCCTAGAAGACCACACAGGAAGATATACACCGCAACAATGGGCAGCTAAGGCAGTAGAACTCTACCATGAGCATTTAGCTGATAGGGTTGTAGCGGAAAGAAACCAAGGTGGTGATATGGTTCGCCACACACTACACACGGAAGATGAGAACCTACCAGTTAAGTTGGTTCATGCATCAAGGGGCAAGATGGCGAGAGCTGAACCTGTCTCTGCTTTATACGAACAAGATAAAGTTAAGCATGTACGTGGGTTGAATGATTTAGAAGATCAGATGGTACAGTGGGAACCTCTAGGGTCCATAGGCTCACCAGACCGTCTTGATGCTTTAGTTTGGGCAATAACGGACCTCTCACTTAACGGATACGCCAAACCGCAACTAAAATTGGCATACAGTTCTGCTAAAGGTTTAATGTAAAATGGTCAAGAAACTCTCGGAGACCGAAGCAACCCAGATATTAGGTGTTGCGGGTGACAATACACATAACGGTCAAATCCGTGCTGACGAGTTTCTACCAGAGTTACGTGGCAAAAGAGCTATCCGTAAGTTCCGTGAGATGCGTGACAACGACAGTACTATTGGTGCTGTTATGTATGCTACAGAGCAAGTACTACGTGATGTTGACATCAAGGTAAAACCTGCGAATGACACCCCTGCTGCAAAGCGTGAGGCTGAGTTTGTAGAGAGTATCTTTGATGACATGGATCACACCCTAGATGATCACATCAGTGAGGCACTAGCTGCCCTGACATATGGGTTCTCATGGTTTGAGGTCGTATACAAGCGGCGTGAGGGACCAAACAAGCGTTCAGCTAGGGCTAGGTCTAAATACACTGATGGTCGCATTGGTGTCCGTAAGATCGCCTCTCGTGCGCCTTGGACGATCAACAAGTTCGATGTAGATGTAAAGACTGGTGATGTCTTAGGTGTACATCAGGATGGCACAGGTTTCGGTAACACGAACTACATCCCTACACGTAAGTCTCTATACTATCGTACTACATCTATCAACAATGATCCAGCAGGGCGGTCTATACTACGGAATGCGTATACCTCGTATGAATACCTTAACAATCTACAGAGCATTGAAGCTATTGCTGTGGAGCGTGAGTTGGCTGGTATTCCTGTGGCTCGTATCCCTGCTGAGTATCTTAGTTCTGATGCTACTTCTGCTCAGTCTGGATTCGTCTCCAACCTTCAACAAATCCTTAGAGATGTTAAGTTCAATGAGCAAGGGTACATCATCCTGCCCTCAGATACCTACCCCGATAGTAACGGAAGTCCTACCTCCACTCGATTAGTAGATGTAGAGCTTATGGCATCTAACGGTAAGCGTAATATTGAGATTGACCCTATTGTTAAACGCTATCAGCATGACATTGCACGTTCTGTGCTTTCAGAGTTCCTTATGCTTGGTGGTGGTTCTACAGGATCATATGCCCTATCAAAGTCTAAGACTGACCTATTCCTACGTGCATTAGAGAGTTACATCCAAGCTATTGTCGATGTCCTTAACAAGCAGTTGGTAGAACGTCTATGGGAACTCAATGGTCTTAACTATGACCTTATGCCTACTGTCGTTGCAGGTGATGTTGCTCCGCATGATCTACGTGAGATTGCAGCCTTCCTACGTAACTTGAATGGTGCAGACATCAACGTAAGTGATCACCCAGAGGTTATCCAAGACTTGATGGATATCGCTGAGTTAAGTTACGATGCAAATGTAAACACAACACCACAGGAAGAAGAAGATGGCAACCCTAGCTAATGCCGTATTTGACAACGGTCTATCGACACTAACGACAAATGGCACACGCATTGACATCTGCTCTACAGAACCCACTACCTATGCAGAAGCTACTTCTACTTACACTCTAGGTACAGATACAATTACTGTAGGTTCTCCAGCGGATCGTTCAGGTGGTGGTCGTGAAGTAACTGTGGGGGCAGTATCAGATGCAAGTGTAACAGGTTCAGGTACTGCTGCATTCTACGCTATTACTAACGGTACAGATACACTATATGCAACTGGCGACTTAACTACGTCACAGTCTGTCACTTCTGGTAACACATTTTCTCTAGGGTCTTTTACTATCGGTATCCCTGACCCATCATAAGGGTTAGGCCATGTCCAGCAGGGTACTACAAGAGAATACTGACTTACTTCTTACAGAAGCCAGTGAACCGATCATCAATGACAACTTCATTGCCACAAACGGTATAACAACAGGTTCTCCTAGTCTTGATACGACAGCAATAAGTCAAGACCATAACGCAAGCCCTTCTTCTGTAGTTACAAGCTCCCCAGACTTAACTACAACGGCTGTAACACAAGATCACAACGTAAGTGCAGACAGTGTTCAGACCAACAATCCTGTAGTTCAGACCACATCTGTAACACAGAGCCACAACCTAACATTCACGGCTATTGTTTCTGGTCAGGTTGTAGTATCAAACACAGGTCTCGTACAGAACCACAGCTTCCAAGCAAACGACCTAGTTACAGGCATTCCTGTCGTTCCTAGCGTCAATGCAACAGAGGCAGAAAACTTCGGTGTTACGTCCTTAGTAACAGGTACACCAGACTTAGGTCAAACTACACTAACACAGGTTCACAGCCTAGAAGCATCAGACATTCTTGCGCCTATCCCTGATGTAGATAGTGCAGATGATCCAAACGCTATAGTAGCACAAGAGATACAGGAAATAGAGCAAATGTTCGGTGGTTGGCAAAGACGATCCTATGAAGTCCCTGATGGACGACTGGTTCAAGCTGAACGTGAGATACAAGCTCTTACTGGTGATGTTGTATCTGTTGACCGTAAAGCCAAGTCTCTTATTAAATTCGGTAAATCAGCAGACTTAACCGCAGACACTTTGGAGACTGTATGGACTGTTGGTGGTAATGAGAGTTACGTTACAGGAAACACCATTGACTATATCTCAAGTTCTTCCGCTTCAGATACCCAGACTATTAAGTTAGAGTGCCATACGGTTGAAGGAACAGGTGTAAACTCTAAGTTTACTTTCCTAGTTCAAGAGGTCACCCTTAACGGTCAGACACCTGTAGCCCTAGACACACCTGTTGCTCGTGTATCACATGCATACAACTCAAACGGCACAGAGATTGTTGGTCGTGTTACAGTATACGAAAATACAACTGTTGTTGGTGGTGTACCTTCAGACACAACTAAGATACACTTAGATATCCCTCAAGGTCTTCAGGGGTCGTTTAAGGGGGCTACAACCTTCAGCAACTCTGATTACTACATTCTCACTGGTGGGTTTGGTTCAGTCAGCAAGAAACAAGAGGCTTCAGCAGACTTCTTCCTAGAGGTTCGTGAGGCGGGTGGTGTCTTTATTCAACGTGCAGCTATTAGTGCAGCTTCTGGTGGCCCTTGGAACGTAGAATTAGACCCTGCTGTTATCATACCAAAGAATGCTGATGTTCGTATCACTGCTGATGCATCTGCAAACAACACTGTCGTCTTTGGTGTATTTAAAGGTTACTTAGCAAAGGTTATCGGCTAATGTCAAAAGGTCTAGCAGCAAAAGTAAAAGAGCATAATGCAAAGTCTAAGCACAAAGTTACGACAAGTATGCTACAACAAGTATACAACCGTGGCGTTGGAGCTTATCGGACGAACCCTAGTTCTGTTCGCCCTAATGTTAGCTCCCCTGAGCAATGGGCTATGGCTCGTGTTAATAGTTTCCTACGGATTGTTAGTGGCTCTAAGTCTGCAAACCACGATAAAGACCTATTACCCTCTTCTCACCCTTCATCAAGCAAGAAGAAGATACTAAAGGCTCAATACGCCAATGATGTCTTCACAACAGAGATGGAAGCTCGTAGTCGTTCTATGGACATGGGTTGTGAAGGTGCTATTCACGTACATGAGGTTGACGGACAGGCCGTTTATATGCCCTGTGGGAGCCACGAAGAGTATCTAGACTACTACCGTACCGAAGACGAGGAAAAGGACACCTCAGTGGACCGCTTAGAGGCTCTACGGGTCATCGTACAGGAAGTGATGAAGGAAGAGTTTGCTAAGGCTGAGTATCAGGGCGAGAAAGTTACTTTAAACAAGCCTCGTCGTATTCAGGGTGGCAACAAGAAGTTTGAAGTATTTGTCATGGACGGTGACAAGGTTAAGAGAGTTACCTTTGGTGACCCTAATATGGAAATTCGTAGGGATGATCCTAAAGCTCGTGCTAACTTCCGTAGTCGTCACTCATGTGACACAGCAACAGACAAAACATCAGCACGTTACTGGTCTTGTCGTATGTGGAGTAGTAGTACTGTGGGAAGTATGACAAAGAATATTGAAGGCCAAATCCTAAAGGCCGACGAAGAACAACGCATGGTCTATGGCTGGGCCTCTGTAGTAACCGAAAAGGGTGAACCAGTAGTTGACCGCCAAGGCGATGT